AACAATTCCTTACTAATATCTTTCGTTTCTTTACACAAGGCGACATAGACGTGGCAGGTGGTTACGTTAAGAACTATCTTCCGCATTTTCCACAACCAGAAATTCGAATGATGCTTTCTGGATTTGCTGCAAGAGAAGCATTACACATTGCTGCTTATTCGCACTTGATTGAGACTCTTGGTATGCCAGAGTCTACATATAGCGAGTTTCTTGAATATCAAGAGATGAAAGATAAACATGACTACGTTCTTGAACTTTCTAGTCGCAATGGGACAATCGCTAGCACTGCTGAGCATATCGCTGTTTTTAGTGCTTTTACTGAGGGAATGCAGCTCTTTAGTTCTTTTATTATGTTGCTTAATTTTCCTCGTCACGGTATTATGAAGGGAATGGGTCAAATCGTTACTTGGTCTATTGTTGATGAAACAATGCACGCTGAGTCAATGATTAAACTATTCAAAGAGTATATCAAAGAAAATCCAGAGATCTGGGGCGATGAATTGAAGAGTAAGATTTACACCATTGCTGAAAAAATGGTGCAATTAGAAGATAAGTTTATTGACTTGTCATTCGCAGGTACTCATATGCGTGAGTTGGAACCAGCTGATGTTAAACAGTATATTCGCTACATCGCTGATCGCAGACTTATAAGTATGGGAATGAAGGGTATCTTTAAAGTTAAAAAGAATCCACTTCCATGGGTTGAAGAAATGATCAATGCACCAGTGCATGGTAACTTCTTTGAAAATCGTGTCACTGATTATGCCAAAGGTGCGCTGACTGGAACATGGGAAGACGTTTGGGCAAAATAAGGAGATAATATGAAGAAGTTTTTAATTGCATTTAATATTTTAATTTGGACTGTTGTTGGTATAGAAATGAACCAAGCACATGCTTGGACTCAACGACCAAACGTGGCACAAGCACAATGTATCGTGCACGCACCATTTGGTTTTCCACAAGCAGCAATTCCAACATCACCAATCTGTCGTCAGGGTTACTATGTTGGTTATGATGCAGCTGCAAAGTTACCAAGATTTGTTACATATCAATTAGTGCCACAAAATGCACTTGGTTGTGTTGCTCGTACAAATGCATTTGCACCTGACCAAACAGTACAAAATGGCGCAACTATGGCTGACTACGTTGGCACTGGTTACGACAAAGGACACATGGCTCCAGATGGCGACTTGTCATGGGATGTTCAGGTTGAGTACGAAAGTTTTTTGATGACCAATATGTCACCCCAAGCTGGATCTTTGAACCGTGGCATATGGAAACTGTTAGAGACCTCTGTAAGAGGATGGGTCGTTCAAAGAAACCAGCCGTATACGATTTATGTTGGAGGTATTTACAACCAAACCGACAAGACAATCGGCAAGGGTGTGGTAGTTCCACATAGTTTTTATAAGATTGTTATCAACAATGCTACTGGTGAAGTTGCTGGTTGGCAGTTCCCACACGTTGCTCCATATCCTAATCTAGGTAATGACTTACGTATTTTCCGTAAACCAATTGCACAGATTGAAGGTGAAGCAGGTGTTAAGTATCTGTTCCCAGCAAATGCAAAAGAGTTACAACCTGGAGCAGAATGGCCAGTTGATTTCGGTGCTTTGACAAAAGCAAAACGTGCTAAATGTGGTGCTAACGCATCAGACGATTAATAGGTAGGATAATGGCTACTAAGATTTTTGAATGTAATGAATGTGGTGCAAGAGGGAAGATTATCCTAAAGTCTGAAGAAAGACTTGAAGATATCGTATATTGCCCTGTTTGCTCCGCTGACATCTATGAAGAAGATGATTACGAAGAGGAAGAATAAATAGTGGTTTATACTACTAATTATTCGAATGTGGCTTTATAATAACGAGATTGTTGAAGAATTACCTGATGATTGTGTTGGCTTTGTTTATTTGATTACGAACAAAGCCAACAGTCGCATGTATGTGGGAAAGAAACTCGCAAAGTTCTCTAAAACTACATACAAAACCATTACTCAGAAGAATGGTGTAAAAAAGAAAAAGAAGATTCGTAGTAAAATCGACTCAGACTGGCAAGAGTATTTTGGCTCGTCTATCGAACTAAATAAAGATGTAGAGTCTCTCGGCAAAGACAACTTTGTTCGTGAGATTCTTTTCTTTTGTAAATCAAAAGCTGAATGCTCGTACATTGAAGCGAGAGAGCAGTTTGCTAGGAGAGTATTAGAATCGGACGACTACTACAATGGTCAGATCTCTGTAAGAGTCCATGGTTCTCATATTAAAAACAAATTATGACATATTTACTTTTTACAGTTGCACTATCGTTATCGGCTCTTGCTGCATATTATGCAGTGATGGGTCTCATCGCCATTTTTGCTGCAGCTGTTATACCAATTGCTCTTATGGGTACTTTGCTTGAAGCATCGAAACTCGTAGTTGCATCGTGGCTCTATCGTTCATGGAATGAAATTCCTAGATTGATGAAGTCATATTTTACGATCGCCCTCATTGTTTTAATGATGTTAACGTCTATGGGCATCTTTGGATTCTTATCAAAAGCACATTTAGACCAAGCAGTTCCTTCGGGAGATGTTGCAGCTAAGTTGGCATTGATTGATGAGAAGATTAAAACAGAAAAGGAGAATTTAAATGCAAGCCGTAAAGAACTTAATCAATTGGATGTTCAAGTCGAACAAACCATCAGTCGAACAACCGAAGCCAGTGGAGCAGAGCGAGCCATTGCCATCCGTAGAGGACAGCAAAAAGACAGAGCCAGAATCCTCAAAGAAATCGGTGAAACGCAAACCAAGATCGCCAAGTACAACGAAGAGCGTGCGCCAATCGCCAGCGAAGTCCGCAAAGTCGAAGCAGAAGTTGGACCAATAAAATATATTGCAGCATTAATCTATGGCGACAATTTGGATGAGGGTCTTTTAGAGAAAGCAGTCCGAATTGTTACCATTATGATTGTTATAGTTTTTGATCCGTTGGCTGTGTTATTGTTAATTGCAGCAAACTGGCAAAAAAGAAAAGATGATGAAACAGAAGTGAAAGAAGAATCTAAGTGGTCAGATTTCTTCAATAAAACACCTGCTGAAGATTTTCCTGAGAAGGAACCTGAAGTAGCTAAAGAAATCGTCATTCAAGACGAGATAATAGTGGATGAACCTACTAGTCCGATAATTGATCACATGGCGGAGCAATTATTAAAAACTACTTCCGATGAAAAATTGGATGAAGTCAAAGAGGAAGTCAATCAATTACTGGAAGATGAAATTCCAGAACTTGATATTGATGAACAATCTAAAGACTGGGAACCATTATTATTTAAGATCAAAAGAGGTGATGTTATCACTGAAGCTGAGTATCCAGATAATAAAGATGTACCACCAAAGACATCATCTTTTATCCGCAAAACTATCGACTTTTTAAGATTACCTACAACTGGTGTAAAAACCATTGAAAAAGAAGTCGATGAATTGCAGAAAAAGGAATAGTCGTAATTCCGACTTATACCGTCGGATAACACACTATTCCTAAATAGTCGTAGTAGTGAAGTAGTTATAAAATTATAAAAACAAAATAACTCTCAAAAGGATTTAAAAATGATCAAAAAGATCGCTTATGGAGCGGTGCTTTTTGTCATGGCTACATCAATGAACGCTTGGGCAGTAGACCCAATCGTTACTGACTCGACTAGTAGATCTACTTCAGATTCTACCTCAACAAGCACAAGTACAAGCACAAGTACACAGACTAGCAATAGTACAAGTACAAACACAAACAATGGTAGCACAACTACCAAAGTTATCTCCCCACCCCCAACTGCAGTTGCGCCAGCAGTAACCATCATTAACAGCGATGTCTGTGCAGTTGGTTATTCAGGTGCAGCACAAACTCAAATTCTTGGTATCTCTTTCGGTGGTGCAACCACTGATCATAATTGCGAACGATTAAAACTTGCTCGTGGTGTTTATGATATGGGTATGAAAGTAGCAGCAGTTGCTATCATGTGTCAAGATGAACGTGTATTCTCAGCAATGATGAATGCAGGTACACCATGTCCAGTTGATGG